TATTATATAAGTGGTCTGGAGTACAATCAAAAATGGACTCAGGATCCTACGTTCGTAGACAAGATTAATGTTCGTCAACGAGCATATAATCAAGAAACACAACAATATGAAACTGTACAAGGACAAGCATTTACGGTTGAAAGATTAATGCCAGTTCCGTATACATTAAGAATCACAGTTGATTTTTGGACAACCAACTATAATCAAAAATTACAATTAGTTGAACAAATAGGAACGATATTTAATCCTGCATTAGAAATTCAAAGTACTGATAACTTTCTAGACTGGACAAGTCTTAGTGCCGTGTTTCAAGATGGATTGACATTTAGCAGTCGTATTATTCCAGTTGGTACTGGAAATCCCATTGATGTTTTGAGTTGGAAATTCTATATGCCAATATGGATCACTACTGCAAGTAAAGTCAAGAAGATGGGAGTTGTTGAGAAAATTATAGCAAGTATTTTTTCAGGTAATGCATTACAAGATATGCAAAATGATGACATGTTATTGGGCACCAGACAAAAGATAACACCATATGGTTATAAGATTTTGTTATTAGGAAATACCTTACAGATATTACCACAGGCTATTGCATTTGATCCTTCTAATGATAATCTAAATCTACCGGATAATCCTGATACAGATATATACTGGTCCAGTGTATTGAATGTATACGGAACTATTAAACCGGGCATAAGTCAAATTTGGCTGCAAAATCCATATATGACTACTGAAATTGTAGGTACTATTGTACCCAATCCAAACGATGATAGGGTATTGATCTACAACATTGACCCTGATACATTGCCGCAAAATACATTAACTCCAGTTGATGGTGTTATAAATCCTCAAATGACAGGCCCTAATGCAGGATTACCCGGACCAATTAATGGTCGTAGATATTTACTAGTAGAAAATATTGGTGCACCGGGTGATAGTACAGTTTCTTGGGGCACGGTGATTGCTTTTGCTAATGATATCATTGAATACAGCACAGGTACTGGTGAATGGGTTGTCAGCTTTGATAGCACGGTAGCAACACCAACTACATTAGAATATGTAACCAACTTAACAACTAATGTCCAATATCGTTTTATAGATGATATTTGGCAGAAAAGTTTTGAGGGTTGGTACGATCAGGGAAATTATTCAGTGGTCATCTAATACTGTGAAAAATCATAGTATGAGCAACCAGGCAGCGGGAGTTTTCTTTTATAGCAATAAAACAGATCGCTACCTATATCTGTTGCGTACTGATAATAAGAACCCGGGAAACTGGGGAATACCCGGCGGAAAGATAGAAGATGATGAAACTCTATTTGAAGGGATCGCAAGAGAATGTCAAGAGGAACTAGGATCTTTTCCATATAATGCAAAATTAGTTCCACTTCAAAAATTTATCAACCATGCATTCACCTATCATACATTTTTCTGTGAAGTAGACGATGAGTTTGTACCAAAACTAAATGACGAACATTGTGGTTATGCATGGGTGGGTGATAATCAATATCCTAAACCGTTGCATCCGGGATTATTTAACACAGTACATTTTGATGTGGTTCAATCTAAATTAAAGTCACTTACAAAAAAAGAGACCTAAGTCTCTTTTTTTATTTTAATAGTGCTGCCACTGTAGGTAACCCCATAGAGCCGATTACTACACCGGCCCCCATTAGCATCCATCGCCATTTTTCAAGTGCAGAAATTTTACTAGCTAATTCATTGTGTTCTTTGACATCCTGTTCGCGCATAGATTTCAGCATTTTTCTAGTTTCTTCTGCATTAGCTTCAATTGCATCATGTAATGCCCTCAGATTCAGTTTAAGTTCCCCAATTTTATCCTCAAGGTTCTTAACTTGGTACTGAAGTACTGCAATTTCAGTTTCCGGTTGCATTTTAGAGGGCACCATGATTATGCGCTAGCAATAGAAACTATTTCGTAAGGCTGAGCACCAACTGAGTTGGCTGCTGCTGCGGTGTTGAATGTAGCAAATATCGGAGTAGCATTTTGAAATACAATATTACCGGTGGCAACTGGACCAGAAGTAGCAGTAAACAACTCGCCAACGTGATCACTTAAACTTTGAACCGTTTGAGTAGCACTATTAGCATATGTAGCAAGAATCCGCATTGTATTAGGAGTCAATGCGGTATTTGCAAGATTTGCAGTAAAGCACTGTGATGTTAATCCAGTAACTGTGCCTGTAACTAAATATTTTTGCTTACCCTTTTGACGAACAATGAAACCTGCTTCATCATTTGCATAGACAAATGCGGCGCCTGTTGAGGCAACTGCGGCGTTTGCAACTAGTTCAACTACATCTTGTTGTGCATCAGGTGTGCCCGTAGCATTAGACAAATCAACTTCTGCTCCAGCCAATGTTTCTGAAACAGTAAGTGCAGTTGCGTTAGCAATTGCTTTAACAAAATAAACTTGACCAGATACTAGACCACCCAAGTTAGCAGTAAATCTTACTGTACCATTAGCAAACAATGTCTGAGCATTACCGGTAGTACGAATGATGTTACCGGTGTTGTTTGTGTTAGCAACAGCAATTGCTGTGAAGCCACCAACGGTGTTAGCAAAACCTATCGTAGTATAATTTGTACTACCGTTGATGTTTGCGCTAGCAACTTGAATAGCAGAACCTACACTTAATGTGTTTGCCAAATCAGTACCAATACCAGTTACGTATGCAGTGTCTGTAGCAGAGTACAATGTACCTGTACCATTGATACCAATAGCAACTTGTGCAAGTACTTGCTTACCGATAATAGCTGTATTACCACCTACTACGCTATATGTATTAGCATTTGTTGCGGGAAAACCAGTTCCACCAACTGGGTTATTGAAATATGCATCAACGACATTAAAAGATGCTTTAACCGTGCCTCCTGATGAATTAGTTAATGTAGCCATCACACGAGGTTGAACACTTAATTGTGTAGTTGAAACGCTGAATGTAGTGTTTGATAAAATAGTATCAACATAATATATTGTGTTGGCTACTAAACCACTAATGCTTGATGCAGGTACAAATGACATACCGTTAGCTACACCTACTGTAGGGGTTGTAGTTAGATTTCCACCTGAAATTGTAACGATACTGCCTGTTGTTGCTGTATTTGTGATTGTTAAGACTGCTTGAGCCTTTGCGATTTTTAGAGGGCGTCCCATTTTGATTTCTCCTATTATGGGTTGCGGGTTCTAGCCGCCGTTAATGAGAACATTACGAAGCACCTTATTATGCTATATCAATATATTTATCTTAAGGAGCTAAAAATCAATAGTTGGGAAGTCCGGATGGGTTATTTCCAACTGGATTAACACCAGAGGTGCCGCTGTTTGGATGCGGCATACCCAATTCTGTAATAGAGAATATAGTGTTAGCTCCTGCTACGGTTAAGAAAGAAACAATGTTACCCTGCCCTACAATAATACTATTATTTACAGTGTTTGCCGGAATGACTTCACTATTTGCAGTTGCCACTGTATAAGGCACACCGTAAGGATTATATCTTGCTGTAGTAGCTGATATTGCTACAGCAGCATTTGCTGTTAGTGTTAAACTAGTGTTATTGGCAATTGATTTAACAATGCCAACTGTGTTTCCAGTAGTATTGCCAATCCAATAACCGATTCCTAATTCTGTTAAAAATAATGTTCCTGAGCCGGTTACTGTATTACTATTAGTAGCACATGTTACAGTTCCACTTAGTGCTACATTAGGGTAACTAGTAGTGTATTGAATAGCTGCATTAGAAGTGGCTATTCTTACTTTATCGGTTGCAATGTTTGCCGAAGCTGCTGGTGTTGCAATGTTTGCTGTATATGCGTATGTTGTCATTTTTATTCCTATATCTTATTTATTGTTAAAGTCTGCCAACTGCAACTTCAATAATGCTTTCGCCACGGTGATAAACGATATTTCGTTGGCAATCACTTGGGGTACCTCAATTTAACGTCTAGGCACGCAGCGATGTAAGCCTGCACCTGAGCCGCGTCACCCTTAACGATCCCATCGAGGTAGTCCGTGGCGTCGGGGTAGGCTGCACGGCGGAGTTCTTGGTACGTGGCAACCGGCGGTGGATCGGCGGGCTCTGGTGTGTTTCCCTCTGCTACCCACGCAAGGTATCGCTGGTAGTCGGAGTTTGCGGGGTCTGTCGGAATGTAAGCCCTGTCAGAGAGCCGGATGACGGCAGTTGTGTTGGTTAGTTTGTACATGATAGCCTTTTAAAATTCTGCGGAAGCGGTGAGTTGCCCGACAAGAGATGATGATGCTGCGCAAACGGTACACAGGGTCAATACGCCGGATGACCCCGACGCTGTCATAGACACCGCCCTAGCAGTGGCGCCACCGTCCATCCATGTGCCGACAGCCCCACTTACTGGGTTGTAGTAGACCACCGTCGGGGTAGTACGCATGGTCACTGGGAACGAACCAGTTATTACCGCTAGCCCACCGGCTGTCGCAATCCCCCCTATAGATCCGGCACTGCCACCCACCGCGCCAGGGGTCAGAGATTGATCGTAGGTTTTGTAGAAGTACCGCTGGCACAGCGACAGCTCCAGCCCGTAAGACCGTTGCTCAAACTTAGTGTTCACGGAACCAATCTCAATTTGTACCTGCGCTATGCCGACCGATATCCCGGCCCCTACCGCGCCGAACGTCAACGAAGGCTGCAGGCCGAACTGCTGCGCCGGTATGGTGTACTGGTACGTTATTTTTCTCCACCCAGTTTCGGCCTCAGATACGTTAGACCCGAGGTTGATGTACGAGGTGTAGTTGTCAGTGGCAGTTGGGTACACAAGGTCCATGGTGACCGTGCGCGAATCACTGGAGTAGACCCACGCCGATACCGTCACAATCTGTCCGCTCATGTCGTACATATTTAACGACTCAATGCGCTGTGCGAGGGAAATCACGGTGTTCCCCGCAGACCCGTTGTAGAGTAGCGAGTACAGAGACTGTGCATTTGGGACATTGGTGGACTGCGTTGCTACGGCAGGCACAGTTCCGGTGGTAACTAGGAACCATCGGTCTGCTAAAAATGATCCGTTTGCGGGGTTGGTTATAAACGTTCCACGCCCCCACACCATCATGTTCCCGTTGATGATCCGATTGCGTAGGCCAGCAAGCTGTCCGCTGTTGATAGCCTTGAGGTCTCTGATGCCAGTAGCGTAGGTATCAGAAAACGTGAGGCTGTCCACTGTTACATTACCGTTGAAATCGTGAGTAGTTGCTATATAGGTGATCACATTGGCTGCGCTATCAGCTAATGCATAGTCTTGAACTAATATTCTAGGCCCCGCTGTAGGATAACCTAACATTACTGCATTTACATTACCTGTATACAATGGTTCCAGACCTGTTGTCAGCCTGAGAATATCTGTATAAGTTCCTGACACAAATGCCAATCCGGCTGCTTTGCTGCCGTAACTAGTACCAAGCGCCATTGATATATTACTATTTCCTATATTAGCTC